ATGAATCCTAACGACAGGAAAACTGTTAAGTTTTTCCTATCATCGGGACCTACGACTGGATTTGCGACCATTTCGGCAGAGCGTTCCGCCTACGAGGTAGCATTGAGACTATTTCGCCAGCGAAACGACCAAATCCTGAAAAGAACGTGGGAGGAGATCTGGGTAACAGTGCATGCGGGAATTATGTCGGCCTTTCCCGATATCCGTAATGGCATTCGCTTGCAAGGGCGAAAGGCCAAAGCGGGGTATCGGGCGGCGTTGTCCCTCATGAGATTAAAGGTACATCTCCTTCGGTTGTTGATGTTCAGAGGCGTTCGGGGAGTTTGCGAACGAATAAAGAGTATCTGCCATGACGCCAGGTCATGGGCAGTCTCTAAGGATCTGGTAGCCCTACATCGAGTTCCGCTCTTGGGATTACTACGTAATTCCCTTTTGCGTGACAGGAAAATAGGGTTCCAGCTTTCCTTAATCGCTCGTGCACTTCCGAAAGCATCTGGAAAGGTGGTAACGGAGGCGTTGAGGAAACACAGAACAGTGTTGACGACACCCGCGCAATCTTTTCCAACGCGATACCAGGAGGCGATAGGCAATGCCATTCGCACCAGGATCGTTGGTATGATGAAACATCAGATTGCGCCCGGACTCGCAGGGCCACCGGGCTTATGCTCGGCCAGCTTCTCCAAAACCATTAGGGAAGGAGGCGCTGGTACGGAACTTCTTGTTAACAAGTTACCGTATACCGGTGAGCGGGGCATAGATCTACCTAAGTTGATCTACGCCGTGTCAATGTGGCATTCTGCTGCTGTTCGTCCTCCGCCGATTACAGTTAGGAAGGCGCGTGCATGTGTTGTTGCAGAGCGGGGTTTCAAAGCCCGCGTTGTCACAGCTATGGAAACTCAAGAGGTGGTCCGCGGACATGCTATAAGAGATGTCTTCTGGCCCTACATTGAGATGACCAAGATCTTCACACTAAGTGATGATATGGAGGTTCATGGTGTTGAACAACTACGACCCAGATCAGACTGGGAGGTTGTTTCAACAGACCTTTCCGCTGCTACTGATTATGCAACTATGCACATGGCGCGTGTAGTGTGGCGCGCTATCGCAGATGCGTTCGTGATGGCCCGAGTGATGACGCCCGAGCAGGGTGATGGACTAGTCGGTGAGGTGCTTGCACACCTCGGTCCGCATCAGATCCATTACCAGCGAGGTCTTGTCATTGACTCAAAACGGGGCTGGCTTATGGGACATCCGTTAACCTGGATGACCCTCTGCTGGGCTCACTACGGCATAGCCGCTGTGACGGTGGGCTTTACTAAAAGCTACCGTCCCAACTTCGTATTGAAGGGCGACGATGCTGTCGTGGTGGGTCCATCACGCCGTATACGCAACTATAAACAGCTTCTCACGATTTGTGGGTTTGTGGTTAATAATACCAAAACCTTTTCATCTAGTGATTCTGCTGTCTACTGCGAGAAGTACTACCGTCTTACGGGCGGTGTACTTCGTGTTCAGCCGACGGTAAAGATCAAGGGTCTCTGTTCCGGAGACCCTTGGGCCATACCGTCTTTTACCGAGTCCCTCGACTCACTCCCTGATAAGGAGCGCCGCTATCATGTACGACTGTTCTGGTCTTTACCAGTTAACCGTCGTCTGATAGCTAAGTGCCAGTATCTTAAGATACCGGTCACCTTACCACGCACACTTGGTGGTTTAGGCGCACCGCATCTGGGCGGTCATGAGGGGGCTATTGCCTCGTCCATTTCCATGGCAACTTGGCAACTTCGGCCTGAACTGAACGCGCGACCTCTGAGTGCCTGGAAGTCTCACAATGAGACTCTCGCACACAATTTCCTACGTAATCAGTTGAAAGTCCGCATGCCCCGCATGTATCCAGCGGGTATGATGGGAGCTACTGTACCGGTTCAGCCGGATTACATTAACTCCAAATCTGCGTACTTCCAACTCGTACTCCACCTCTCCTCTCCGGTAAGGACCACCAAGGGTTTACCAACCCTCGGTGAGGTCGCCACCCGTCTAAAACGGTGGCGGAAATCCCTTCCTCGTCCTAAGAGGAACCGGAGATTACGTCTAATTAAACCGAAGGAGTTTCCTTTAAGCTATCTGCATATGCTCGCGGTTGACAAACAGTGCCGCGGACTATACAGACCACATAGAGATCTCCTCTCTCGTTCTCT